TACAAAAATATCGCTCATCTGATTAATTTTGTGTTTCTTTCTGCTATATATATTTAGAACCGTTTAGTAAGCAACAAGAGGGATTTTTTATGACACGGTTATTGACGGTTGCATTGGCTTTTATAGTCATGGCAACAAATGTGGGGTGTGCTTCAGCCTCAGGAAGTGAATATTACGAAGCAATTCGCAAGACCGCAGAAGCCCAGGCTCTTGCATCCGAAGCGAAGTATCGTGCGCTCGCACAAGTCGCTGCAAGTGGTGATGGTCAGGCTGCATCCGCAGCTGTTATGGCTATCGCACTGTCTCAAGACAAAACCGTTACCCCGCAGTACGTTGAGTCTTCCGCTCTGAAATGGGCGCAAGTTCTTACGCCTACTGTTGGTACTTTGGGTCTTGGTTTGATCCAGGCCGGTGTATCGAAAAATGCATCTAATAACGCTGCTAAAGTCCAGATGGCAAGTATGGCTAGTAACGAAGCCATTCAACTTGGTCAACAGGAAATGGTTGGTGGTTTGGTCGGTGATCTGAGTACTGGTTGGTCTACTACCGCAGCTGCTGGTGGTGCCGCTACTGCTGAGATTGCAATCGCAGGATTCAATGCACTGAATACTGCTGGTGGTCAAACTGTTGATGTCGCAGTCGCTGGTTTGAATACTGCGGATAGTATCGCAACCACTGGCATGACTACCCTTGGTGATGTTGCTACCGCCGGTTTCACTCAGATTGGTGCTACTGCTGAAGACGGTATCAATGCAACGGGTGCAGTCGGTCTTGCTGGTATGACTAGTCTTGTGACTTTGGGTACTACTGGAATTGCCGCTACTGAGAACACTGGTATTAGTCTTGGTACTACGGGAATGACTAGTCTCGTGACTCAGAATGATGCTTGGTTGGACTACTCTACAACAAGAGATGCTAACATTCAATCAATTCTTGCAGACTTCAATTCCACGATTCAACAGTTAGGTACTGATCTTGCAACACCGATCACATGTGCTGATGATGGAACAGGTACTATTGTTTGTAACTAATTACATCAAAAGTGTGATAAATAAGGGGGGTAACACCCCCTTTTTTTATGGAGAATGATAATGAAAGAAGAAGATATCAAAATACTTGAAGAGAAAGTAGAAAAAGAATTTTTAAAAAGTCAAGAACTCTTAGATAATAACCTAGAACAGGCTGAAGTAGATTCTTTATCTGAGGCTCTTGCTATAGACTATGTGGAAAAGTGGAAGGTTTATGCGAGGATGAAACTTGCAGAAAGCAATTTGGAAAAATCTGAAAATCTTCGCAAAAGTCTGACGCAAAAATTAGTCCATGTGAATGCGAACCTTGAAGTGACTCTAAAAGCATTAGAAGATAAGAAAATCGCTGTTGCATTTGAGATCAATGAGAAAGAGAAACTCAAAGAAGAGATGAAGGTATTGAAGGCAGAACTAAGGTCGCTCAAAAAACCTAAAGAGGTTTCAAAGCGTTCGGCCCCCGAAAAAAAGTCCGTGGCCAAAAACGCTTGAGAGGTTTTTTATAAATAGTGGTATGTATAGTTTTTCATCCTATTTAAATGAAGATGCCCAAGGGAAGAATCTTCACCTAGAACACCTAGAAGACGAAATTATTAATTTCGGAATTGGTGGGGCTAGGGGCGCAATTAATTTTTTACAGTCTTTGCGTGATATGCTTTCTGGTAGTTCTCGTTCCTCTGTTCACATGACAGTGAAGTGGGATGGGGCCCCTGCTATCTTTGCTGGTGTAGACCCCTCGGATGGGAAGTTTTTTGTCGCAAAGAAGTCTGTGTTCAACAAAACACCGCTACTATATAAGACAAAAAAAGAAATACAAGACGATGCTAAACTACCACAAGCATTGAAAATTCCTTTTAGTATCGCATTAGAAGAATTTAGCAAACTCGGTATCAGGGGAGTTCTACAGGGTGATTTGATGTTTACCTCTGGTTCCCTTGAAACCGAGACCATTGATAATGTTAGGTATACAACATTTCAACCAAATACAATCGTTTATGCAGTTCCCCGTGGTTCTGATCTTGACAATCAGATAAGGGCTGCGAGAATTGGTGTTGTATGGCATACCACATATACTGGCAACAGTTTGCAAAATATGCAAGCGTCTTTTGGTGCAAATATCAGTGGTCTCAAAAAAATAAAAAGTGTGTGGATGGATGATGCTAGTTATCGTGATGAAAGTGGCACTGCTACCTTTACAAAATCTGAAACTGCATCGGTAACTGCAAAACTTTCCGAGGCAGGAAAGTTATTTCGCAAAATCGATGCTGTACAGTTAAAGAATTTTATGAGATTGCAGTCTGCTTTGGAAGCTGATAGTAAAACTACTGGCGCTACACTCAAAACATACAATAACTCCAAAGTTAGGGTTGGAGAGAAAATTGCCAATGTTTCCACCCATGTTTCTGGTTATGAAACTTGGGTGTCGGAAAAGTTTGACCTTGCTGCTAATAAACTAAAGACCCCCGATGCAAAGAAGAGAGTGGAGAAAAAGAAAGTAGAAACTCTCAGAGAAATAAAAAAACATAGGGTTTTACTTGGAAATATTGTTGCTTTTCAAAATGCTCTGGTAGATGCGAAGATGATTATTGTGAGGAAACTAAATTCTATCAAACAGTTGATGGATACTTTTGTTCGCACCAAACAGGGATTCAAGGTTGTCAATCCAGAAGGTTATGTTGCTATCGATAGAGTTGGTGGTAATGCAGTTAAACTTGTTGACCGCATGGAATTCAGTTACAATAATTTCACTGCAATCAAGGCGTGGGACAGATGAGAATAAAAGAAGAAAAAGAAAAACATATCGTGTTTGCATTTGGAAGAATGAATCCGCCTACTGCTGGTCACAGTAAATTGGTAGACAAGGTTCATGCAGAAGCAAAATCGAGGAATGCTGATCATAGAGTTATAGTTAGTCACTCTCAGGACAAACACAAAAACCCGCTCTCAGCAAAACAAAAATTGAGGTATCTCAAACATGTTCATCCCCACGGAAAGTTTGAAGCATCTTCGCAATCCCATCCTCACTTTTTTGCACACCTCAGTAAAATGCACCAAGAGGGTCACACCCATGTCACAATGGTGGCAGGATCAGATCGTGTTCATGAATTCCAGAAACTTGCAGACAAGTATAATGGCAAAAAGGGTTCTCACGGATATTATAAGTTTAAGCACCTCAAAGTTGTATCTGCTGGTGCTCGTGATCCTGATGCTTCGGGTGTTGCTGGAATAAGTGGAACAAAGATGCGATCTCACGCATCTAACAATGATTATAAATCTTTTAAGTCTGGTTTGCATAAGAACACCTCTCATGAAGAGGCAAAAAAATTGTTCCATGCTACCAGAAAAGGTATGGGTCTTCATGAAGACCAAGTGAGAATGTCCTTTTCAATGTTTCTGAAGGAGTCAAATAAATGAACAGAGAGGCAGTATACGAACAATTAAAGATAGACGAGGGTGTAGTGTATGAAATCTACAATGATCACCTTGGATATCCTACTTTCGGAGTCGGACACCTCATCGTTGAGGGTGACGAGGAGATCGGAAAACCAATTGGAACTCCAGTGGACGAAGAAAGAGTCAGAGAGGTATTTGATAGAGATTTGGAGACAGCAATCCGAGAATGTGATGCTTTATACGGGGAGGGGTGTTTTCGAGATTTTCCCGATGAAGTCCAGCAGATATTGGTCAACATGATGTTTAATATGGGACGTACCCGATTATCCAAGTTTAAAAAAATGAATGAAGCTCTCTTAGAGGGTGATTGGAAAAATGCCGCAGTAGAGGGAAGAGATTCTTTGTGGTATAAACAGGTCACCAACAGAGCAGAGAGGTTGATGAGTCGTTTGGAGTCAGTATGAAAGGTTTTTTAGTTGGTGTTTTAACAACGGTATTGGTTGGGTGTTCTAGCCTTAGCAATTTAATACCAGATAAGTTTGATAATGTGGAATATGGTAATTTGGTACACTTGGGTGTAATTTCAGAAAACACAAAGGATTGTTCCTCAGACCAGATTCAACTGGCATGGTCTTATTCTGCTTTCTTGGAAAAGTATTCAGAACATACCATGAACGAAACAAATCAAAAAATCTATACACAGATTCATGATCTAACCACTGAGTTGAGAAACAGACAAGACCCGTCTGAGGGTTATTGTAGAATCAAGTGGGGAAATATTTCCTCTATAGTAGAAGAGGCACTTGCCGTAGCTGGGAGTAGAATGAAATGAGCGAAGACGCATTAATTAAGAAGTACGAACAAAAAGTCAGAGAACTCAATGAACTCTTAGACGGTGGTATGATTTCCCAAGATGAATACGAAGAACTTGTTCAAGACTTTACTGATATCGAATCAATCAGAGAAGATATTAAAGATGAGAGTATGAAAATTCTTGCTGCTAAGGTTGTTGATGCTATCTCTAAGTTAGTTAAGGTATTATAAATAGTCCTTATGGATAAGACTTTCAAAGATTTTCTACCTCTAGAAGAAGGTGTCAATGACCCTGCCATCTTCAAAGCGGTTTTCTTAGCCGGCGGGCCTGGTAGCGGTAAGTCATTTGTCGTTGGACAGACTGCACTGTCTACTTTTGGGTTAAAGACTGTCAACTCTGATGATGCGTTTGAGAATGCATTAAAGAAAGCTGGAGTTATGCAATCATACTCTTCTAGAAGAGACCCGGCGAAAAAAGCAATTACTGACTTCATCTCTAGCCCAAAAGGTCAGGCGATGCGTGACCGAGCAAAATACATAACTAATAAAAGGCAAGACCAATATATTGAAGGGCGTCTTGGTCTTGTCATTGACGGTACTGGTAAAGATTACGCTAAGATAGAAAAACAGAAAAACGCACTTGAGACTCTAGGTTACCAGACAATGATGATTTTTGTCAATGCTGACAGAGAGACTGCTAGAAAAAGAAATGCAAATCGATCCAGAACTATTGACAATGTTTCACTGGGTTTCATGTGGAAAGAAACACAAAAGAATATTGGTAAGTTTCAGAACTTGTTTGGAAACGATTTTGTTATTATTGATAACTCAGAGGGTTCAGACTATCAAAGTGGAATTATGCACGCCTATCGCAAGGTTGGTCGGTGGGTAAAAACTTCCCATAATTATATCGCTCAACGATGGATTCGTGACCAAAAACAACAGAGGGGCATAAGAGAAGACCTCCGTAATTGGTTTAGTAAAGATCATCCCAAAGGTGATTGGGTTCGTGTAGGTACGGATGGAGAAATCAAAGGTCAATGTGCAAGAGAGCCTGGCGAAGGTAAACCCAAGTGTATGCCGAGACAAAAGGCACACAGTATGGACAAGGACGATAGGGCGACTTCTGCCAGACGCAAGAGAAGAAAAGACCCCGTTGCCGATAGAAAGGGCAAGGGTGGTAAACCCATCATGGTCAAGACGGATGTCAAAGAGGCAGCAAAACTTTCTGCAGCAGAACGTCTCAATAGACGACTCAAAACTCACCACGGTATAGATTTGGAAGCCCGTCAAAAGTTTTATACGGATATGATCAAGAAAATGAAGGATACTTCTGCAAAAGCAGTTGATTCCTCAAAAACTCAAAAAGAAACATTTCAGTGGATGAAAGACCCACTTGCCAAAACTGTTCATAGAGTTCACTATAACACCGCACTCAAAACTCTGAAACCTATTATTGATAGAAAGAAGAGAGAAGGTGGCGGCAAACTCAAACACGGTATTGAATACTATGCTGCACAAGTAGCAAGAACGATTTCCGACAAGGTTGATGCTAGAACTCTGGCAAAAATGTATCAGAAGGAAGACAAACAGATTAGTCGATACGAGTGGGGAAGACCAGAAGGTACACAATACTTCAAGGCCTTGACTCCAGGCGAACCAGGCTCTACTACCAAGAAAAATCAAACCACCAACAAATATCACTACAAAACAAAGATCGAAGAAGGTGAGAATCATTCGTGGAAAACCGATGGTCACTATAAGAAAGATGGTACTGAATGGAAGGGTGATCAACACGCCCACGATGGACAAGTTATGACTGGTAAGAAACACACAAAGGATAGTGAAAACCTATATCACTTCAAAGACCTTGGCCAAAAAGCTAGACAGATGGTTCTTGATAAACTAAAAATAAAAGAACACTGTGGATGTGAAGAAGAGATGGAAGTTTTGGAAATGGATGTTGATTCTATCTTCACATCGGAAGATATTGCCGACATGGAAGTTCAAATTGACAATATGGATTTTGATGAGATGATAGGTTTGGGTATGTACGATTCAGAAGAATTAGAAGGCTTTGATTCAGCAGAAGAAGATGACGATGAAGAATCAGATATTCACGACAACGTGGACATTCTTGAAGCCCTGTCTATTCAAGGTAGAATGAAGAGGCGTTTTAACGCTAGAAGAAACAGACAGAAACTCAAAGTTGCTAGAATGAGAGCATCTAGGAGAGCCGCCGATCCTGCTAGGGTTAAGAGAAGGGCAACTCGTGGTGCAAGAAACATGATTAAGTCCAGACTTGCTAGAGGGAGAGACATGTCTTCCATGCCTCCTGCCGAAAAGGCTAGAATTGAGGCTATGTCAAAACGATTTACAGGACTGATCTCTAGACTTGCACAGAGAATGGTTCCAATCATTAGAAAGAATGAATTGAAACGACTTACATCTACCAACAAAAAACCACAGAAGGCGAAGAAGTATAAAGCTTCATCCGCAAAGTCTTCTGCTTCGGCACAAAAGGCTAAGAAATTTAAGGTGAAAAAGAAATGAAAACTTTCCTAGAATTTTTGGGCGAAGAAGGTATGAAGGGTATGACCGTCAAGGGTGGTCATAAACTTCCTGTTAGCAAAGGTGCTGGCTTAACCAAAAAAGGTGTCGAAAAGTATCGCCGCCAAAACCCAGGCTCTAAATTGCAAACCGCAGTTACTACTCCGCCCAGTAAACTAAAGCCTGGTAGCAAAGACGCAAAGAGACGCAAATCATTCTGCGCTCGATCTCGTAGTTGGACAGGCGAAAGAGGTAAGGCCGCAAGAAGAAGGTGGAACTGCTAGTGACTACTGTATTTAGAAATTTCGTAGAACAATTGGGTGGGTCTGACGCAACCACCTTTGTGGGTTCTGCTGGAGAAATTTTCTATGATCCCACCACCACTACTCTCAGAATTTCTGATGGTTCTACTCCAGGCGGTGTTATTATAAACACTGGTGGGGGTGGTTCCTCACAAACAATTTCTTGGGATTCTGGGACAAATACTCTATCCATTTCTGGTGGCAATAGTGCTGATCTAAGTTCTTTGTCAGGACAGAATACTGATTCGCAGACACTTAGTATTGCTGGTACTGATTTAACTATAAGTAATGGTAATACAGTTGACTTATCTGCATTTTTACAGACCGCAAACTTGGATACAGAGTTGGCCACCGCTACCACAATTACAGAACTGCAAGATGGTTCTGGTTGGAATCTGCCTGGCCCATATACAAATGAATCATCTGCTGCTTCTGCTGGCATTGCAATCGGCCAAGCATACTACGATAACGGTGGAACTGTTCGTGTTAGGTTGACATAAGGTTATTTAATTTATTATGAAAGTTGATAAAGTTTTAGAATATGTAAGAACTTATTTGGGACGAGGCCTCGGGTGGGAACATAGTATATGTCTACCGCAAGAAGAACTGGTGAACCTAAGAAGGTCTATTGGTGGTGTCAATTTACAGTTTGCTGAAACAGAATATCAAGAAAACAGAGATCATCTTGTTCACTGGATGTCAACTGATAATTTAGACGCATTTAAAAAAAACAAAAAAGATAAAGTAAGGTTAAAGTGTTTGGAACACTTTGGGTGGATAACCGAGAAAGGTGTTCCAGTAGCAATCAATTATAATTTAAACTCGGATGGGTTTAGAATTGATGATAGTTATGATAAAGAGGGGATTGTGTTTTATGGATGCAGTCACACTTTTGGTGTCGGATTGCCAAAAGAAAAAACTTTCTCACACATAGTATCTAAATACTTTGATTGTGCGGATTTCAACTTTGGTGTTCCTGGCACTGGATTGGATTTAGCAGTTTTACATGCTATGTTTATGTTAAGAACCGATGTAAAAAATCCAAAAGCAATTGTTGTGTTGAATCCCCCTCCTAGACGATGGAATTTTTTTTCTGGTTTTAATATAAGGTCTTGTTCTGCAAATACAATAAAGAAAAACCCAACGAAAGAAGAAATGTACAGTATGGAATATTGTTCTATCTTAAACGATATGAACAACCTTGTCCAAACATCAAAAAACATTGTTATGCTTCAAACAATAGCAAAAGAAATGAAAATTCCAGTTTTTATTGTTGATTCTGCACATGAATTTCGTAAAGAGTATAGAGCATGGGGCCACTATGAATGGCAGCTGGCTAGAGGAAATGATTCTTTTGATGGTATAAGTATGGCAAGAGATTTGATACACCCAGGCGCTGAAACTCATAAAATCTGGGCGGATGATATTATTGGTTTGATAGGCCCGTCTATGAATACCCTTAACTTTGCTTGAGGAAATCAAATGAAATGGTTAATAGAAAAAATCAAACTATGGTTCACAGAAGAATATGAACTTACTGTATTCTTCCCAGGCCCAGCGCAAGTTATGCCGGATGGTTCACGAATTGAGTCTGGGGCCCCAAAGACATATCATTGTAAAAAAATAGTAAAACTTACTACCAAACATATTATTTTTGTTGATATGGAAGGAAAGAGACACGAAATAAAAATGGTGGGTGATGTTGGGTACGATTTGAAAAAAATTTATTAATATCTTTATGAATGGATAAAAAATGTCAAAAGTTGATGTGTTACTTTTTACTGGAATGGCGGGATATGCAAATACAGTAAAAGAGTTTGGTGATGAACCAGTGTATGAAACCAGAAGTAGAACTTCTGGAACATATAGAATTGCTACCTACATAAGAGATGAGTTTGATCTTGATGTTGAGGTGGTAGATTTTATCTTTTCTTGGACAATTGAAGAACTAAAAGAACTTTGTAAAAGTAGGATTGGGCCAGATACCAGACTTGTTGGTATTGGCGGAATCTTTTTTCTTAGCGCCCCAGTAGTTCTTGAATTGTTCAAACACATCAAAGAAACTTATCCACATGTCACCACATGCGCTGGTAGTCAAGATGTGTGGTCTATTGTACAGATACCAAACATAGATTACTACGTCTCTGGATACGGAGAACTTGGTATCAAAGCAGTATTAGAAGGAAACCCCAAGTGTGTCGATCTTCAGATGTTTCCACATATGCCAGTTGTGAAACATGTTGATTGTTGGAGAACAAAAGAATACAACGCATGGCCATGGCCAATACTCTCCATCAAATACGAGGAAAGAGATTTTATCAAACCTTATGAAGTTGTTTCTATGGAGACATCTCGTGGTTGCCGTTTCAAGTGTTCTTATTGCAACTTCCCGATTCTAGGGGTTAAAGAAGACTACACTCGTAGCAAAGAAGACTTTGAAACAAACATCAAAGAAAATTACGACAAGTGGGGTCTTACAGAATACATTATTACAGATGACACATTCAATGATTATGTTGAAAAAATAAGAAAGTACGGTGATGTTGTTCAATCATTGGACTTCAAACCAAATTTCACTGGATATGTTCGTGCTGATCTAATGACCATGAGGGAAGGTGATCTGGAAGAACTGGCAAGGATGAGATTTAACAGTCACTTGTATGGCATCGAATCTACGAATCATGCATCTGCTAAAGCAATTGGTAAAGGGGGAGACCCAGAAAAAATCCTGCCTGGTATATTAGAAGCAAAGAAATATTTCCTCAAACACAATGATTTTTATCGTGGCGAAATGAGTTTTATTTGGGGACTACCTCACGAAACCAGAGAAACACTGGACAAAACATTCAAATGGATTGACGAAAATTGGTATGGTGAGGCAGTATCAATGTTTCCTCTACACATCATTAGGGATAGCGGGTTTTCGAGACCCAATGATATGTCCAACAATATGGATAAATATGGATATACAACCTTGCAACCAATAGAAATTAAACCAGTTGGGGATAGACTGGATCATATTTACAACAACCCAAATATTGCTGACTATTTTAAGTGGAGAATTAAGAAAATGGTTCCAGATGTAAACTCACCACAGTTTCAAATGGGTAGTTACCTCTGGAAAAACGAACACTTTGACTATATTGAAGCATTCATTGGCGTGCAGGAAGAAATATTTGGACACGAAAGATACTGGGATCGTGGTGTACCTATCTTTAATCAGTCAAATTGGCAGGGAGTTGGATTTACAAAGAATGATATGTTGACCAAAACATTTAGAGAACTGCCTAGTATGATGAATCCACCCAGAGAAATGGTCAAAGATTCTATAGAAGAGTACAAACAGAAGAAGTTATCTTTATAAATATATTGAAACATTAAATATTATTTTGGAGAATTTACATGCCAGTTGAAAGAAATATCAGGGATATTCTTGCTTCTGGACAGACAGACCTATTGGAAGCAGATATGTCAAGAAGACTTGATATGTTGGTCAGACAGGGTTTGATGTCAACAGGCAAACTTCCCATCCTAAAACGTGGTTTAGAAAAACTACAAATGGGAAAAGTTGGAACGCCACAGGAAAGAGATGCAGTAAACACTCTGTTGAATTCTATGATGTATATCGTTCTTGGTGACGATACGGTATTTCAACGGGCAAGACAACACACCCAAAAGAATCGCTATCAGACCGAAGAGAGTGAGATCAACTCGGCCGATGAAAGTGATGATGTAGAACTGAATGAATGGGAAACATTTTTGTTGGACATTGAAACTCTTGAAGAGAAGAATGTCCCAACAAACCCAAAATTGTGGTCTAAGTATAAGTCGCAGGCAAAATCAAAGTTTGATGTCTACCCTTCTGCTTACGCCAATGGTTGGGCCGCCAAGATGTATAAAAAGGCCGGTGGTAGTTGGAAGACTGTCAGTGAAGAAGTTGACACTGGACAGTATGATGCAAGAAAGAAACCGCAGTCCAGTGAAAAGGAAAAACAAGCTGTTTTCGACAAGCATCGTGAAAGGATGAAAAAACTAAAGAAAGAAGAAGTCGAACTTGACGAAAAGTTAGAAACAGAACGCATTAAACATCCAGTTGGCAAAAGACCCCCAGGCATAGGGTGGACTCTTAAACAGGCGGGTGAACAAACTGGAAAAGACCATAGTGTGTGGGAACGCAAATTCAAAAGAGTAAAACCCACAAACGAAGAAACAGAACTTGACGAAAAGATCGAAGACATGGACATGGGTGAAGTTATCAAAGACTTCCAAAAGTCTGATGCCCCTCAGTTTAAAGGTAAGTCAAAAGAAAAAAGAAGAGAGATGGCAATTGCCGCTAAACTCTCCAAAGAAGAGACCGAAGAGGAAACTACTGTGAACACGAACAACCCCTTTGCTGCAGCTAAGAAGGCAAAATTAGACGAGTATAGAACTAAGAACCCTGCCGCCGATGCAGAAGATTCTCGCCAACGTGCCAAGAAGGCTGCTGAGAGACTTTCTCGTAAAGTTGCAAAGACCGAGAAGGAAACAGACCCAGGCATCAAGGAAGAAGTCGAAATTGAAGAGGGTATGACTGCAAAAGATATTAAGATGGGCGTGGGTATTGCTCGTGATAAGAGATATGCTGGTGGAAACATGACAGGTGCATCTAAGGCGATGGAAAAGGTCAAGAAAGGTCTCTCTGATCATCCTCGTGTTAGGAAAGAATTGCAGAAACAGAACGAAGAGTCTCAAGAAGATTCTGTTGATGAAATCGCAGAAATGTCCTACAAAGAAAAGTTTCAGGCCATGTTGAAGAAAACTGGCAAGTCTCTTGCATCAATGTCTGACGAAGAGAAGAAGAAGTTTTTCAACAGTGTAGATGACGCACACAAGGCGAAGAACGAAAACTACACCATGAAGAACTCTTACGCTAAGTCTGGCAAGATGTCAAAGGATAAGGAATCACATGACACGGGTGGTTTCCGTATTTCTAACAAAGATGCCGCTGCTGCAAAGGATAGACTCAAGGCGAAGAAGGGTATCAGTGAAGTTGCAATCGCTGGTATCAACGCACCTTCACAGGGTGGTACTCGCAAAGAACTTCTCGACAAACTTAGAAAAAATCCAAAAGACACTAAACTTGCAAACTCTGCTTGGAAGGCTGGTGCAACTAGCAAAGAGATCAAAGGTGCCATTGCCAACGAAGAGATTGAAGAGAGCGCTGCTAACAGGGCTTTTGCTCAGGCAAAAAGAGATTACGATGCGGATGACAAGAAAGGTCTTGCTCCTACCAAGAAAGACTCTAAACCCGCAAAAGTCAGTGACGCATCTAATGCAAAAGAAATCGAACACATTGTACCTCAGATGCGAAAAGCAATTACTGTTGGTAAAGAGGTTCAGTTTCAAGATGGGAAGACGCACAAGATCAGCAAGGGCCATGCTGCCAAATTTTTGAACAAGTATATGAACAGTAAACCTGCTGACAAACATAAGATGCAAACGTCTGCCCATAAGAGTCACGATCACTTTATGAAGCATGTATAAATATCAAAACAAAAACCTCTAAAGGAGAATAACAATGTCCGCTTGGTCTAAGTCCACAAAACCCGTAGTTACGGGTATTCCTGCTTCAGAAATCTTCATGGTTGACGAAGCAGAAGTTGCCGCAACCCCAGGCATCGCACAGCCTGGTTGGGTTCGCCGTAAAGTACAGGGTTCTAGAGTTGTCTATGAAACTCTTGTTGCAATGGCAGATGCCGCTACTGATGCTGAATACGAAGCCGCAGTTGGTGTTGTTGCTACAGCACTTGTTAATGGTACAGAGTACAAAATTCTTACTACAGGTGACACCGACTTCACATTGGTTGGCGCCACAGACTCTAACCCAGGCACAGTCTTCACCGCTACTGGTGCTGGCGTAGGAACTGGTACTGCTGTTGCAACTGCCGATGATGACGATGACGAGTTCCCAGACTCCTAATAAATACTTTTAGATTAGGAGTATTTCATGGCTGATGCAAAACTTTCAGAACTAAATGCGGCTACTTCTGTAGCCGCTGATGACACACTTTATGTGGTTCAGAGTTCGGATAGCAAAAAGGTAACTGTTGCCAATGTTTTTGGTCAGGTTCCGACACCTACTGTTTTTGCCGATAAAGTTTCTATTGGCGATCATGAAACAATTACTGGTGCAGGTGCGTTGTCTAACCTTGTCAACGTACATCTTATCAATAGTCCAGGCGCAAGCGGAACACTCACAATGTCCGCTGGTGTAGAAGGACAAATGAAAATAATTATAATGACATCCAATTCTAGTCAGATTAATATGATATTGGATGACAGTGATCTTGGTCATGACACCATCACCTTCTCTAATGTTGGTGATACTGCTACTCTAATTTTTGCAGGGTCAAAATGGTGGATGATTGGGGGAACGGCTGTAGTAACATAAGATAAGAATAATAATATGGTAGAATTGAGTGAAGATAATTATCTTGTTTATGCTTTAAAACACTACAATAGTCCAGAATGTTCTGGCATGGAAGATTTTGAAGAAGACATAAAAAGATTTAAATATTTGAAGAGATTGTTCAGAAGGTATGAAAGAACTGGAGTACTGAACGATAGATTAATTTTGAATCACTTAATTGTGTTGTATAATGTCCTTGACGGTGCTGCGACACCACTATTGTTTTTTAAGATTGATAAAAAACATTGGCCAATTTTAAAAACTTTTTTAGTATTCATTAATAGAATGCCTATAGAATCAATAGTTAGTGGTGGAGTAAGGGGTGATGAGATACCACTCGACTTTCATGTTATAAACATACTTAGGAATATTTAATGTCAAGAGTAGTAGACACGCTAATTGCTTACAGAATATTGAGAATGTTTTCTCAACCTATTACTCAGCACCCAGCATATATTCAAGGTATTGTTGATAAAGACGGTAACAAGATCAAAGAACCTAGTACTTCATCCGAACTAGATTCTTATACAATGCTCGATAGATTAGCCTTCAAAATTAAAAGATCATTGATGAAATCTCCAGATAGAAATGCAAAGAGACTGTTGACATTTGCTGCTGCCATCGCTATTTTGAGAGAACAGAGTGATGTAGATGAAATGTCAGAAGAAGACTTTGATATTTTAATTGATATGTATTCTCAAGATGAAAACATTATCAGCGAGGCAAAAATATTAGAATCGGGAAAACTCCCATTTAGATATTTTGCAATGGGAGAGGAAATAGCCAACGCTGCTGGGCCTATGGTAGGTGGAAACATCGCCGGATTAGGAACAGACGCTCAGGGCGAACCAGGCCGCAATCCATCTCTAATGCCTCTTCAACGTAGAAAAAAGAAGAAGAGGCATCTCAATGTCAACTAGACAACCAGCAAAAACAAATGATTCAAGAATAGCTGTACTGGAATCCGAAATGCACAAACTGGACGGATTCTTTAGTAGACTAGATTTATCTATTGAGAAAATCACCGAACTAAACGTGTCCATCCGTGAAGTTTTGTCCTCCCATGAAACAAGACTAAACGCCACAGAAGTAGAATTGGAGCAACAGTTTTCCATGTTTGATCAAAGATATGAACAACTGCATTCTCGCATTTCTACTGTTCAGAGAGAACTAGCGGATGAAATGAAGGATGAGACGAAAAGTATTATGACCGCAATCAATGATTTGCGTTCTGATATGAACAGACATCAGGCGAAAGAAGAGGATCGCATTAGGCACATTGAGAGACGCCAATGGTTAATTATGGGCGCAGCTGCCACTCTTGGATTTATAATTGGGAATTCCCAATTTTTATCTGGATTTTTATCTTGACAAATCCCCTCCCCTAGTGATATTATTTTGTAATGATTCTACTTGATAGTAACGAAAAAATACAAAAGCTTCTGGACGGAAATTACGCAGAAGAAGATATTCTTTATTATAACGCAAATGAAGCAGAAATAAGACCAGACTACGACTATTCTAAATTACAAGCAAAATCCTATATAGAAGTTACTGGATGTCTTGATCCACCGCAAAATTTAAAACCAAATCACCAAAAAATAATTTATCCTTGGTTTTGGCTAGTCGATACTATTCGCATGGTGTGGGACAATGACGCAACCGACCCCAAAAGATACTGGCAAACCACAAGACCCCCCGCTCAATTCTACACATGCATGTTGGGTCAACTAAGACCCCACCGAGAAATGATTTTCGATCTTTTGTTGTGGAACAAATGTGTAAGTCAATACTTGACCTTTGCTGGAAAGGGTATTTACAGAGATGTCGTTGAACCTATTCGGCAAGACGTAGGAAGAGTTGTTTGGTCTGGTTCAAATCAACAAAAAACTCACAGGTTTCCGCCTTGGTATGATCTTTGTCTAATTGACTTGGTGGTAGAGACGCACGAAGACCACACATTCTACACGGAGAAGACTTGGAAACCTTTTCTTGGAATGCGCCTCCCAATGATCTTTGGAAATTGCTTTATGATGAAACCCCTTATGGAATGGGGATTTCGTTTTCCACTCAATATCGTTGATTATTCCTATGACAACGAACCAAATCCATATCTAAGAGCTCGTGCTTTGGTGATGGAACTAAAAAGACTCAGGGAAGAAGTTGGTATGGAGAAAATACACAAAGAAACCCTTACTATTAGAAAACAAAATCAAAGACTTTGTTTTAAATTATTAGACACCATCGAACTTCCTTCTGAAGTGCCAGAATTTCCAGCATATCTAGAGCATTTAGAAATATCTAAAAAATTAGGAAAACGTTTCTTATCCTATTGACATTTGACTCTATCTGTAGTAGTATACTCCTATGTTATACGTTGATGTCAAATACTTAAACTATATCTCTCATCGTTTTGAGAAATTCAAGCGCAAGAATGATTATCTCTTTAATGTGAGGTGTCCTTTTTGTGGGGATTCCAAGCGCAAACTAAATAAGATGCGTGGATACTTCTTTCGTAAAGAAAACAACATGATCTATAAGTGCCACAAGTGTGGATATGGCGCATCCTTTGGTAACGTGTTGAAACAACTTGATCCAGTGTCCTACAAAGAATACTGTCTTGAAAAATATACGGAAGGCGAGAAAAAACAGTGGCAACCATCTGGATCAAACTGGACACCAAACGGACACAAACTCTTTGATACTGCTGCCGAACCACCAGAGCCAAAGGTTGTAAATCTTATAGATAATATAATGGACAGGGTGAGTACTCTTCCATATGATCATGAGGTTGTCGAGTATGTTGAAAGTAGGTCAATTCCAAAAACTGCATGGGACAGACTTTACTTCATTGACAACATAAAAAATATCGTACAACTTAATGACAAATATGCGGCGAGTATCGTCACGGAGGAACCAAGATTAGCAATACCGTTCTTTGACAGACACGGCAGACTCACTGCTGTGTCTTTGCGTGCCATGCGTGGCGAAACGTTAAGATATATCCTAGTCAAAGTAAGAGAAGAAGCTCCAACTGTATTCGGTTTAGAACAAGTTTGTGAGGATAAAATGATCACGGTTGTTGAAGGCCCGTTGGATTCTCTATTTTTAGATAACTGTATTGCTTGTGCTGGTACTTCATTTGGCAAGATTGGGGATTTTGGATTTGATCCCGAAAAGATTCGGATTGTGTTTGATAACCAACCGAAAAACAAGGAAGTTTGTAAATTGATCGAAAAATATGTAGATCAAAATTACAATATTGTAATTTGGCCAGAAAGTATATCTCAAAAAGATATAAATGATATGGCAAGAGATGGTTTGGACGTACAGGAAATAGTGAACAACAATACTCACCGTGGACTGTCTGCCAAATTTAAATTCAATCAATGGAAAAAGTGTTAGGAGATAACATGAAAGAGTTTTGGAATAAAGTAAAAGCTTGGTGGATGGGTTTCGACTACAACCAAGATGGGAAGGTTGATGGAACGGATGTCAAAAACAAGGTTGATGATGTCGTTGCAGAAGCCAAGGAAACTGTTGCTGAAGTAAAAGCAGAAGTTGCAAATCGTGTTGATCGAGTCAAGGAAGAACTCGCAGACGTTAAAGATGCCGCAGCTGCTGTTGTAGATCAGGCGGGTGATGTGGTTGACGCTGCTAAAGGTAAACCTCGCCGTGGTCGCAAACCAGGCGCCAAGAAAAAGACCGCACCCAAAAAGAAGGCTGCACCCAAGTCTAAAAACTAAGTCAAGGATAGTATATTATGTCGCATGTGAGTCTAGTCAGTCTCTCTAAACCTTCTGCAATTACTGGATGTGAAACAGCAGGACAATTGGTTTCCTATGTTGCACGAGTAAGTAATCCAGAAAATCAAAACAATCAGGAAACTGCTCCTAGATTGTTGAGATACCTTGCAAAAAACAATCACTGGTCTCCATTTGAAATGGTACACATTACTATGGAAATCAAAACTACCCGTGATATTGCACGACAAATCTTGAGACATAGAAGTTTTAGTTTTCAAGAATTTAGTCAAAGGTATGCCGTGAGCGAGAGTTTTATAACTCGTCCAGCAAGATTGCAAGACCCCAAGAACAGGCAGAATAGTATTCCGATTGAAAAGACTCTGACCAAACACGGGGAATCAACCCCAGAACAACGAATGGCAGAAGCTTGGAATATGAAACAACATGAATTGGTGAACAAGATCAAAGAAGTTTATCAGTGGGCTCTGAATCAGGGTATTGCAAAGGAACAGGCTAGGGCAGTTTTGCCCGAGGGTCTTACTGAAACAACACTCTATATGGCGGGTTCACTGCGATCTTGGATTCATTACTGTGAACTCCGCCGTGCAAACGGAACACAGAAAGAACACATGGATGTTGCTGATAAGTGTTGGGATATTATTGGTCTTCATTTTCCAGAAGTGGTTGAGGCACTAAATGAGTAGAAAATTTTTTCGGTACAAAGCTTTTGAAAGAATTTTTAAATCTACTGAGGATAATCAGGATACCATTAGTCGAGTAGAAGATAAAATAAAATATCACAACCCCCAATCATATAATCGAAAAAGTCCGATTACATTGAACTGGGTTTCTACTGACAGTGAGGAAGAGTACAATAAAAACTTTGAAAAACGAAAAAACGAACTAGAAAAATATGGGTGGTTGGGAACAACCATTAATTATGATCTGAATAGTTACGGATTTCGTGATGAAGAGTTTTATGAATCTCCAAACAGTATTGTAGCAACTGGAGAGTGTTTTACGTTTGGCACTGGTTTACACGAAACTCAAATATGGCCTTCCATGTTGGAGTGGGAAACTAAAACAAAAGTGTGGAATTTGGGACTGCCAACTGCACCAATGGATGTCACTTTTAGAGCTCTATATTCTTGGCTCCCGATTATAAAACCCAAAATGGTTTTACTTTTGGAGAACAGCCAATTAGGAAGGGAAGTGTTCACCAATGAAAATGCTGAACCCATTGGATTTTGGTCACCAGAATCTTGGAAACAAGATTTAGCTGCCGATAAAGTAGAGAGATATATATCAAGACAGAAGAACCTAATGGCAATCAGTGAACTGTGTCACCAACACAACATAGAATTGAGAACCATATCTGCTGTTGAAAGGCATCATATTGGTATGAATGCTTGGAAAAACAACGAGAATGAAAAATTTGCGGCATCAAGAGATTTGATGCATCCAGGCTTGCACTTTCAGCAAGACCTAACAACGAGATGGTTAAGGGAAATTTAAATGGCAAAACAAGACTGCATGGGTATTCAGATAGATTTATCTCGGGATGAACTTTTTGACAAACTTGGAATACAAAGACTCAAAGAAAGTTACATGCGAGATGACGAAGTATCTCCCCAAGAGAGATTTGCTTTTGTCAGTAAGACGTTTGGTTCTAATCTAGAACATGCACAAAGACTGTATGAGTATTCTAGTAAACACTGGCTGTCATACTCTACCCCCATTCTGTCTTTCGGTAGATCGAAGAAGGGTATGCCTATCTCTTGTTTTCTCAATTATATTAATGATACAGCAGAAGGACTGGTGGAGAATTTAAGTGAGACTAATTGGTTGTCTATGCTCGGTGGTGGGGTTGGTATTGGATTCGGTATCCGTGCTAGTGATGACAAGTCTGTTGGTGTCATGCCTCATCTTAAAACCTATGACGCCTCTTGTTTGGCTTACAGGCAAGGTCGTACCCGCCGTGGTTCTTATGCTACATATCTCGACATCTCTCATCCCGATGTAGTTGTATTTTTGGAGATGCGTAAACCCACTGGTGATCAGAACTGGCGGTGCCTAAATCTGCATCACGGTATTAATATCAGTGACCGATTTATGGAACTGATTGAACGTTGCATGACAGACCCAGAGGCGGATGACGGGTGGAACTTGATTGACCCGCACTCGGGTGAAGTGCGTGACACGGTTTCAGCGAAGGCACTGTGGCAAAAGATTCTTGAACTACGCATGGAGACAGGTGAACCATATCTACACTTTGTTGATACCAGTAATAGGAATTTGCCAGAGTTTCAAAAGGCATTGGGTCTAAAGATTCACCAGTCTAATCTCTGTTCAGAAATTATTCTTCCCACCAATAAAGAAAGAACTGCGGTTTGTTGTCTATCTTCAGTCAATCTGGAGTACTATGATGCATGGTCTAAGGATAACAATTTTCTAAAAGATATTGCAGAGATGTTGGACAATGTGTTACAATACTTTATTGATAATGCACCCAAAGAAGTTGGTAGAGCAAAATTTTCTGCAATGCGTGAAAGAAGTATTGGTGTTGGGGCGTTGGGATTCCATGCATATTTGCAGAAAAAGAATATCCCTTGGGAAAGTCCCACTGCAAAGGGGACAAACCTAAGAATATTCAGACTGATTAGGAGTAAGTTAGATGACGCAAATTTGGAACTCGGTAAAGACCGAGGTGAAGCGCCTGATGCAACAGGCACAGGACGAAGATTTAGCCACGTTATGGCTATCGCTCCCAATGCTAGTAGTAGTATTATCATGGGTAACACTTCACCGTCTATTGAACCTTATAGGGCTAACGCCTACCGTCAGGACACACTTAGCGGTGCGTATCTCAACAAAAATAAGCATTTGGACAATCTCATTAAAAATAAAATTGAAGAAAATCCAAAAATCGATTATGACGAAACTTGGTCGTCAATAATTGCAAACGATGGGTCTGTACAACATCTAAACTTTCTAAGTGATTGGGAGAAAGATGTTTACAAAACATCGATGGAGATTGACCAGAGATGGGTAATCGAACATGCGGCAGATAGACAGTCATTTATTGACCAAGCACAGTCACTTAATTTATTTTTCCGTCCAGATGTAAACATCAAGTATCTACATGCTGTACATTTCTTGGCATGGAAACACGGTTTGAAAACACTTTACTACTGCCGATCAGAAAAACTAGGTAAGGCAGACAGAGTATCAAAGAGGATTGAACGAGAAGTAATCAAGGAGATTGATATGCAATCTCTGATTGATGAAAACTCATGTTTAGCATGTGAGGGTTGATGATGTCATCACTGAAAGGCGTGTTTGGTATAAGTAATCTTATCCCAAGAGACAAAAGAATTGCTGTACTTGTTTCTGGGGGGTGGGATAGTGCTTGTCTATGGACTATCGCAAAAGCTACATGTAATACACGGGGACAGGAGTGCATTCCTTTTACCGTACCAAAGTTAGATGGCGCAGTTTATTATGCCAACAAGGTACTTGATGCAACTTGTAAATTCCTAAATACTCCTGTTATGGAAACTACCATAGTTGGTAGTATCGATAGTGAAAACCCTTCTGATTATGTGACAAGTGGAGCTTATGAAATAATAGAGGGCGGCCACGCCGATTTTATTTTAAACGCTAAAAACGCATATCCTCCGAATCAAAGAGATATGTTGCCAGACGGATACCCATTACCAAACGATAGATTTGAACCAACAGAAGAAGAGAAAAAATATGTAGCACATCCTTTTGCAACGTGGACAAAGGATAGAACTATTAAGTTGGGATTTGATTTAGGAATTGCTGATATTATAATGCCCATAACACATAGTTGTACGGAACGTGACAGAGGTAGATGTAATAGTTGTTGGTGGTGTAAAGAGAGGGAATGGGGTTTTAAAGAAATAGGAGAGGTAGATACCGGCAATGAGTAAAGTAAGAATTTTATCAAGAGACGACTGTAAATTTTGTTCTGATGCTAAAGGATTTTTAATGGGGATGGAAGTGGATTTTGTCGAAGAGCATCAACCCGAGGGCCGTGTGCCGCAAATATATATCGATGACTATCATGTTGGTGGTTACGAAGAATTAATTAAATTTTCTATGTCCCCAGAGTGGGACAGATACTTCTAAGGAGAGAGTGTGAAAACCGATTTAACACAAGAAAGAACTTACTTCAAACCATTCAACTATCCTTGGGCATACGAGGCGTGGTTGAAACATGAACAGTCTCATTGGTTGCACACTGAAGTTCCCATGGCAGAAGATGTAAAAGACTGGAAAAACAAATTATCAAAAGAAGAACAGGCGTTTCTTACTAACATCTTTCGTTTCTTTACGCAGGGTGACATTGATGTTGCCGGTGGTTATGTAACAAACTATCTGCCATATTTTCCACAACCAGAAGTACGCATGATGCTCGCAGGTTTTGCTGCAAGAGAGGCATTACATGTTGCGGCTTATTCTCACCTCATTGAAACACTCGGAATGCCAGAGTCAACATACAATGAATTCCTTGAGTATGAAGCAATGCGTGATAAGCATGATTACTTTACAGACCTATCAAATCAGAATGGCACCAAGGAATCAGTAGCAACAAACATTGCCGCATTCTCTGCGTTTACTGAGGGTATGCAGTTGTTCTCCTCTTTCATTATGTTGTTGAACTTTCCACGACACGGTAAGATGAAGGGCATGGGCCAGATTGTTACTTGGTCTATTGTAGACGAAACAATGCACGCCGAGTCTATGATCAAACTGTTCCGCACATATGTAGAAGAGAATCTTGAACTGTGGAACGACAAATTGAAGTCATCTATTTACACCATTGCAGAAAAGATGGTTGCACTGGAAGACAAGTTTATTGATCTCGCATTTGCCATGGGCCCAATGGAGGGACTATCAAACGAAGATGTTAAAAAATATATTCGTTACATTGCAGACCGCAGATTGATCTCTCTTGGTATGAAGGGTATCTTCAAGGTGAAGAAGAATCCTCTGCTTTGGGTCGAGGAAATGATTAATGCTCCTACTCACACAAACTTCTTTGAGAACAGAGCAACAGACTATGCCCGTGGTGCATTGTCTGGTGACTGGGGAGATGTATGGGGGTCAGCAGCATGAGACCGATATACATTGAGTGCGACAGATGCGAAGCAACATACCATGTAAAACATGATATGTCAGAAGATCACTACCAAGTAACTTATTGTACTTTTTGTGGCGATGGATTGGACGACTATTATGATCCCAATCAACGTGAACTTGAATTTGAAGATGAAGAGGATTATATAGACTGGTGATGAATAAATTTGATTATGCACACATGGAAGCAGCAGAAGTATACGCTAAACTGTCTTCCGCTGAAAGACTGCAAGTTGGGTGTATCATTGTAAAAGACAATCGCATTATTAGTATCGGATACAATGGTATGCCCAGCGGGTGGGACAACATATGTGAAATTGATAACGTAACCAAACCAGAAGTACTTCATGCAGAAACAAATGCAATCGCAAAGGTTGCTAGATCAAATGAAAGTTGTGTTGGTGCTTCTTTATATACTACGCACGAACCATGCATTGACTGCGCCAAGTTGATCTATCAGTCTGGTGTATCAAATGTATTTTGGAGACATCCTTATCCGAAAGGTTCTGCTGGTCTAGATTTTTTGAGAAAGTGTAATATAGAATGTTCTTGTATAGAATCAAAAACTTAGTAACCGAAGAAGAATTAGAAACTTATCGAAATATAGCATTATCCTCTGAGTGGTACGATCACGAGATAGACGAAAACGGTGTTGTACGCAAAGGTGGAAAAGAAGGAAAAAATTATAATCTCTTGGTTTTACCTAGACACCATAGAACTTCTGTACAGATTGCTTCTAGGTATGGATTCAAACCGTCTCATGTTGCCATGATAAAGTCTCCCCCAAACAGTAAAACAGATTTGCATGTCGATAATAAGTTAAGACATGTGAACTTTACTTTTCCTCTTTTTTTGGATGCCAGAGATATTTGGCATCAGGTAGATGAAGAAACATATGAACACATAACATACCATTATCCTTGTTTAATAAATGCTTCTGTGCCGCACAAGGCATCATATCATGGGGATAAAGATTCTTACGTTTTACAAATATCTACAACGATGTCATGGTCTGACACGATACATCATTTAAACAAGAGACAATTGATCCTATGAATGATATCCGTGGTTTTATGTTACCGGCTGATTCTGCCGCTATATATAATATATGTTCTAAATTTAAAGACAGTGAATATGTTTTTGTCTACGAGATTGGGACATTGTACGGAAAGAGTGCAGTAACCTTTGATGATGCACTGAAGGGAGTGGAACATCACATCGTAACAGTAGATGTGTGTGAAGGTTGGCAAGGCCCAACGGAAGAGATGATTGAAGAACTGGGTCTAGATGATAATTTTAAAGAAGAGGTTATTAGAAACAGAAGCACTCCACAAGAACAGTTTGAAGAAATACACAAGAATATTCTGAATAGGGATATTACATTTATGGTACATAGGTGGAGTAAATGGGACACCCCGCCGGATAGATCACCCAACATAGTTTTCTATGATGGTTCTCATTCGTATGAAGAAACAAAAGATGTTCTTGATTATTGGTCTAAGTGTATGCGATCTGGTGGTGTAATTGCTATCGATGATTACAACTGTGGTCAGTGGCATGATTTAAAAAGGGCGGTTGATGAGTTTTGTGAACAAAATAATTACGAAATAACATCTTACCAAGATTCAAAAATAGTTTCTATAACACTTTAAGGGAAAGACAATGATTATAGATTTTTTTGATAATGAATTGGAGTGGAATGAAAATGCATTTCGTCCAACAACTACTAGCAAAGAGTTTGCTAAGTTTGTTCCAGTTGAAGGAAAGGATGTCTTGGATGTTGGATGTGGGATTGGTGCTATCGGTATCGAGTTTTCCAAACGTGGTGCTAACTCTGTTGTGGGCATTGACATCAGCGAAGAACATATTAGGTTGTCAGAAGAAAACATTGCAAGGAATGATGTCGAGAATATGACAGTAATCAAGAGTGATATGTTTGAAGAGGTGCCGTTGGACTCTTCATACGATGTTATTGCTAGTGATGTTAGTGGCATAGACCAACCAATTGTTGACGTAACCAATTGGTTTCCAGATGGTGTTCCCAGTCATTCCAGTCAGTATATTGTTGAAGCAATAAGACGATCTAAGTATTTTTTGAAACCTGGCGGAGAATTTTATTTCACATACTGTACTTTCAGTGACCAAGATACAATAGAAAGAGTTTGTGATGCGATGTATCCTAATTCTTGGGAAGTGGTATACGAGAAGTTAGTACCATTCTCTCCAGAACTTAACGACAATCTAGAGTTGGCAAAACAGTATGAACCACTTTCCAAAAAGGGTAGCCGACATCTTTGGTATTTGTGGATAGTAAAATGTCAAAACTAAAAAACTATACAAAGAAACCTAAGATCAAAGAAGTGCCAAGAGAAGAGGCCTTTGAAAGATTATGGGGTGATGGCAAGACCATAAATAGTAACTCAACAGTGCAAGAGTTACCAGATGGTTATGACTACGAAGAAGAGAAAGAGAAAGCCTTCCTTAAAGAAGACACATAGAGTTTACTGCACATACTTTCCCGATGGCAGATATTATATCGGGTACTCATGCAAACCACAAAACTTGTATGAAAAATATTATGGCAGTTCTACAATAGTAAAAGAGTATGAAGGTGAGTTGACGAAAGAGACTATCGCCGAGTTTGATCAGAAGTCCCACGCAAAGATGCAGGAATTCCTGTTACAGTGGCAACAACGTGAAGACGATAAATGTCTAAACGACATGTTGAACATTAGATTGAGGCGAAGTCACTTAACATCATTTACACCAGTGGAGTGGAAACCAAAGTGACAAATCATGTTTTTATATTCGGTGGCCCAAGAAACGGTTCTTGGCACTATCATTATTCTAGGTGCAAATCTGATCCATTGCTATATGGTGGAACGGAGAACTTAGATTGGTCGGGAAGTAATACAAGAAAATTTGGTGACACGGTTTACAGTGGAACCAGTTTTAGACAACAAAAAGATGATATATTTCCTCTACTCCAGTTTGAAGAAGTGACTTTGCCTGGAGTATTCTTTGAAAATTGTTTTTTGCAGTCTCCAGAAAACTTTATGCACAATATTGATATCATCGAAAGACACGGCAGGAAAGCAATATGTAAAGGGTATGAACATACATATGGACTTTCTGACATCTATGATCACGAAAAAGTTTATATAAAGAGACCCCTTGTTGATCAATGGAAGTCCTATGCTATTTGTCATATCACAAAGAAGTGGCAATGGGAAGAAGGTGACAAGATGCCAGACTCGGAAATCTCTATGGCAGACACAAACAAAGAAAGTGTGAGAGAACTTTTTCTCAATAGAATGACAACCGTTTATAATTTTTATGGGTTGCATAAAGACTTATCCGAATTTACAGTTTTGGATTACTCTGATGTCGTATCAATGCCCAATGACAGTCCTTTGATACCAACGCCAAAACCAAAACTATCATCTGAAGTGAATGACTACATACATGACTTGAGTAAGTTTGATAATCTTTTAGAATTAGAGGCGAAATTCTTTTAATGGCATTTCTACTACTATTAGTTTTTTCTGCGTTATCCGTTTCCGCAGTTGCTGGTTACTTCTCAATAATTGGATTAACGGCTATATTCCCCGCAGTTTTTGCGGAGATTGTGACTATGGGTGCAGTACTAGAGGTAGCAAAACTGGTCACTGCATCTTGGTTGTATAGAAACTGGAGTACCGCCGGAGTTTTACTCAAAAGTTACTTTACTGTTGCGGTGGTAGTACTATCCATTGTAACTAGTATAGGAATCTTTGGATTCTTATCAAAGGCTCACATTGAACAGACCGTGAATGCGGGAGGAAATAATGAATTACAGATCGAGACCTTGGAACGCCGCATTGCGTATCAGCAAACGATTATCAAAGACGCAGAAACAGTACTGGAACAACTTGACTCCACAGTTGCAACGCTCATTGAATATGACAGAATTAGAGGTGATACGGGTGCGATTGCGACACGGAATTCGCAAAAAGAGGAAAGGGACAGTCTCAACCAGCAGATCACTGCTGCGTACTCTGCTATTGAAGAATCACAAACTGCCCTCTTACCACTTCAGAAAGAACAGTTATCACTTGAGGCGGAAGTTGGGCCTCTAAAATACATTGCGGAGTTAATTTATGGAGACGAAGCACAAGATCATTTTGATGCAGCTGTCCGCTGGATTATTATCCTTATTGTTTTGGTATTCGATCCTCTCGCTATTCTTCTGGTTGTTTCAGCAAACATGACATTCATGCAAAGGAGGGGTGAGAGTATAACTTTTATGAAAGAGGAAGATTTGATCAAAGATATACCAGACTACGGCATGGAAATGTCTGATAAAGAGGAAGTAGAACTGACCAACTCCGAAGTAGATCAATTTAGAAGACTAGATAAAGGACTAAGGAAAAAACTCGGTTGGTTAATCGATAAGGCTAAAACTGATGAGTAAATTATTTGTCAATGGATGTTCCATTAGTCTGGGAGCAGAGTTGGGAGAAGAGACACGATATTATGACACGGAAAAAAAGGAACCGTATCAGTGGGTAGACACGAAGTATAGAAGAGAGAAGAGATGGTCAACTCTTTTGTCTCAAAAATTAAACACTGGTGTAGTAAATATTTCAAGGGGAGCAGGATCAAATCCAAGAACTTGGAGAACGACTCTTGATTTTTTCAACAAACCACAAAACATTGAATACGATGGGATAGCAGTTATTCAATTGACTGGCCCAGAGAGATTTCAAATTCCTATCAATGAAAGATTTTTAAATTTGTGGGAACCAACATACCCATGTGAAGAATGTGATGGGGTCAGGGGTCACCACACCGATGGGGATTTCAATGAGTGGGCAAAGGGTGGTGTCTACAGTCCAGACGATGATGACCTTGATCCAGTCATAGAGGAGTATTCACACTGGAATCAACATAGCATACAAAGTTTGTTTTCAGAAAACATAGAACAAAGACATTTTGTGAATATGAAAACAGAAGTGATTGGCAATCACAAATTCAATTCTCCAATACATCAAGTTTTAGATACTTTGAGATATGTTGAATCGCTCGTTTATTTTTTCCGTGCTAAAAGAATTCCTTGTTACATGTGGGATGCTTTAGGTAACTTGCGTCTAATGAACGTGGTTTTGGATGGATTGAAAGTAGTAGAAGAATCAGAAACATGTGGGGCACTCTCTAGGTATATAAGAGAAGGCAACAGGTATATGCAGATCATCGATCTATTTTGTGATGGAGAAGAGTTTTGGGGCATGGATAAAAAAATCCAAGAAAAATACTATTTGTTCTTGCGTGAAACTAAATTATATGATAAAATATACAATAAGATTAATTCGGTCAAGTCTATGCCGGAGATGTCTCAAACAGACTTTGGTGATATGTTCCTCAACAAAACTCATCCATCGTTTGTTGGAAAAATGCCTGGTGGCCACCCAGATGAAAAGTGCCACGAGGCAATAGCTACTAAACTATATGATGAAATCATGGAGAAAAAACTATGGAGTTTGCGATGAATAAACAAGAGGTGATTGATGTGCTGGTCAACGGTACTGCTAATATTCTCTACAAAAAGAAGGATGGTACGGAACGTGTTGTGAAGGCCACTCTACAGGAGTCGGTTGTTCCTGCTACTAGTGGCACTAGCACTCAAAAAGATACCCACGTTACCGTATTCGATGTGGAAAAGTCCCAGTGGCGATCACTAATCATTGACAATATTATTCATTTTGTTAAGTAAAACCTATTGACATATGCGGCTCCTCTGTGGTACTATATAATAGTAATACAAAGGAGTCCATTATGGCCACCCAAACTAAACCAAAAACCAGACGTAGGCGCAAACCTATGTCAGAAGAACAACGTGCCGCTGCTGCGGAACGTCTCAAAATGGCACGAGAGAAACGTGCCAAAACCAACCCACCAACGTACAAAAATGTACACCCAGACGTACTGGCCAAACCAGATGACGATCCGTTATCATTTGCCAAAGTGAAGTCGTGGATAAAGGCTAACAAAGAGAAGTTGCCTGCCCTACGACAACAGGTAAGACAAGGTGTCAAGGGTTCCATATCTGAGGAATGCGTGATTAAGTCTTACATTGCATACATGGAGGCATACCTAAAGAACGGTGATTGGATCGCTGACTACTATGGTGAGAACATGGAAAAAAGAATGGTTCGCACTTGTGTAGCAATGGCATACGACAAAGATGGTAATCCAAAACGGGACAGAGGAACTTACTATCCCGATCTTGGAATAGTGTGGGGAATGGAAGATGATATTAGTTGATTATAATCAAATCAGTATCAGTAATCTGATGGCTGAGTTGAACAAACGACAAACCGAAGAGATTGATTTTGATTTGGTGCGTCACATGATCCTCAATACGATTCGCAGTTATAGAACACGTTGGGGCAAAGAGTATGGTGAAGTTGTTATCGCATGTGATAACCGCCGATATTGGCGCAGAAAAGTATTTCCAAACTACAAAGCAAGCCGCAAAAAAGTGAGAGAAGATAGTGGATATGATTGGTCTACTATCTTTGAGTGTCTCGGCCAAGTCAAACAAGAACTGGCAGAGTATATGCCCTATCCAGTCATTGATGTCAATGGTGCAGAGGCAGACGATGTGATCGGCACACTCGCTGAGTATAGTCAGACATCTGACAAGTCTGGTTTGTTTGAGTCTGCTGAACCATTCTTGATTGTGTCTGCTGACCACGACTTCCAACAATTACAAAAGTGGGAGAACGTATCACAGTGGAGTCCTATCCGCAAGAAGTTTGTGAAGATTGATAAACCTGCCAGTGAAATACTCATGGAACACATTATCACTGGCGACAAGGGTGATGGTGTGCCAAACATTCTCAGTGATGACGATGTTTTTACCAATAACAAACGACAAAGACCGATCCGCAAAACTCTTATTGCTGAATGGAAGACAATGAAACCAGAAGAGTGGGTTACTGGTGACATGGTAGAAGGATACATTCGTAACAAGACGATGGTTGATCTGTCACAGACGCCACAAGAAATAAAAGATGACATCATCTCACAATATGAACTCCAAAAGAACAAGGGGCGTGATGATGTGTATAAGTATTTTAGTAAATTTAATTTGCATCGTTTAATTGAAAACGTAAAGGATTTTTAAAATGAAGTTTAGACAAACAAACGAAGGTTTTGAGTGGGTATTCAAGGGCGAATCTGTCGAGGATCAAGTTGCCAGACTGAAGTCTTGGGCTAAAACCAATCAAACCCTTGTGCCACTTGTACGCATTGGGGTTGGTGCTCAGAAAGTAGAGTGGAATCTACCAGAAGGACAACCAGAGACACTTAAAATCAAAGAAGATATTCCAGATGGTATGGGTGAAACAACCATTCAGTTGGAGTGGCGCAGAGTGTCGCAGTTTTTCACTGAAGGCAGTAACATGAATAAACTGAGAGATTGGAAACGTGAGACCCAGTGGTTGCAGATTCTTGAGGGTGTACACCACAAAGAAGCAAAGATACTTACAGCAGTGAAAGATGGAAAACTGCTAGAGTTGTATCCCGATCTAGAAAAATTAATGGAACCGCTTGGTATTACAGAATATAACAAACCAACACCGGCCAAGAAGAAGAGAGCTCCCCGCAAGAAAAAGTCATGATAGATTCTAATTATGTAAAGAAGAGAGTGTCGAGGGGCATTCTCCACATTGAGAAGGCTTTACTACTATTCATTGTTGCTGGTACGGTGTGGGCTGCTGGGTATGATATTGTTGGCATGTTTGGTCAACAAGGCAAAATGGCTCTCGCTGATCTTTTCTTGTTGTTCATTTATGCTGAGATACTTGGCATGGTGGGTGCATTCTATAATGACCACAGAATACCAGTCACGCTTCCTATCATTATCGCAATTACCGCATTGACTCGTATGATTGTATTGACCACGAAGGGAACCGAACCAGTGAACATAATTTACGAGAGTGTCGGCATTTTTGTGTTGGCAATATCTGCATTCATACTCAGTTATAAAGACAAACTATCACTAGAAAAAGTAAATTTGAGGAAATCCTAAAAATGAAAGAACAGATTAAAACAACATTGAGCTCTTTCTTTGTTGCTATGCGTGATCGTCATATGACTAATGCTAGAATTCTGACAGAAAAATCTGTTGGTGTTGCTGAACACCCAGATGTCATGCAGACCATTGAAGAAGAACTTGGTAGGGCAGCAGAGTATCAAGACAAACTAGAAATGTTAGAAAAACTCTAATGTCTAGAGCATCAAGATTCTTTTTGTTTCAAACCAGAAATGAATTTTGGATTGTAGACGAAAACTCTCTGCAACTTGTACCCAAACCCAGAGAATTGATTATTAAACAATCAACGGTGGAGGGTGTGCGAGAGTATGTTATTACTTACAACAAAAAGGATTGGCCCATAGTTGATAAATGCAGAGACAGAACTGCATGGCACACACCAGAGGGCAGAGAACGGATTCGCCAAGCAAAACTAGGTGACAAACACCCCCACAAAAATGGTTTGAGTGAAGACCACAAAAAGAAAATATCCGAGACAATGAAGGGCACACGGCAGGGAGAGTTTAATCCCATGTATGGGCGTAAACACTCACTAGAAACACTCGCCAAGATTCGCCAGAAGGCGTATGAGAGACCCAAGATGCGCTGGTGTGTCGAACCCACGGGAAAAATGCATCTTGTCAGGGCGGATTCCGACATCCCAGAAGACTGGCAATGGGGCCGATTTTACGACAAATACCGCCCAGTATCGTAAGCCCTTGATTTTATTGAAGAAAATAATTTCAACTTTTTTGCTTTATCCTTTTGAATCAATGGCTTACAGAGGCAGCTTTTTCTTGACTTCTGCTTCCAGATGGCTTATAATGGCCACATAAGATGATGAAAGAGAGAGTGAATATGGTTATTGATTTTGTTGGTGCTCAGGATGGTGGTCTGGTCTTCTTTGGCGATGCTGCTGATCCTATTGGTTATGGTTCTACTGTCGAAGAATGTGCAGAGATCATCGCAAAAAATGGTCTCGCTTCTCAGGTATCAGGATCGTCTTCAATGGACTTTGCCAGTGAAGAGGGTTTTGAAAATGATGATGATGCCATGATCATGTTCCGCAACGCAATCAAATTGTCAGGGGTTTAATTTATGAAAGTTGTTATCTACACTCAGTTTATGGAAAACTATGGCGCCCACGATTGGGACGGTAAGGGTGAGTGCCCGCAGTACTGGAAGTCTAAGGGCGGCTCTTGCTTTGTTGTAGAGGCTTCGTTGGAGCAGGCCATGTCTGGCCAGTTTTTCACTGATGTGGCTAAGTGCATCGAGTATCGCAATGATTATGCTGAAGAGTATATTGTTGGCGAAAACCTAGTCGATGATATCGACTTTGACCCCGCTACAGTTGTAGAAGAGTGGGATACCGCTATCTACGCTGAACTCGTTGATGGCAAGTTGTCTTGCCGTGAGGATGTAAAGGACTATACTATGGCTCGCAATATCGTTGGTGAGCGCACATGGTCGCAGGATGAAAACGGCCGATATGATGTGGCCCTAGAAAAATTTGAGGAGGCCGCTTGAAAAACAAATTTATTTTAACCGACTGTGATGGGGTTTGCCTTGATTGGGAGACCGCATTCATGGGATGGTGTAGGCACAATGGAATGGTTCCCGTGGAGGGATACCAGTTGATGTACAAAATCAACGAAAGGTTTAACATTACCCCAGAAGAGGGGAAGAGACTTACCAACCAATTCAACAGCAGTGCCGCTATTGGTTTTCTGCCACCTTTGCGTGATGCCCAATGGTTCATTCGCAAATTGTTTGAACAACATGGATACCTATTTGTTGCCGTGACTAGTCTTCATAGTGATCCGTATGCACAGGAATTGCGAACTCAAAACCTACGAAAATTATTTGGTGATGCCTTTGTTGGGTTTCATTATCTAGACTGTGGTGCTGATAAAGATGAAATCCTTGAACGATTGTCGCATAAATATTATGGAGCACCGTGGATTGAAGACAAACCAGTAAACGCAGATGTTGGTGCTGAGTTTGGATTCAATTCATTCCTAATGGAACACGGCCATAATATGGATTATCAGGGGCCGGCAACGATTGTCAAAAGTTGGGAGCAACTATATGACATTCTGAAAGGATAACAAATGATCACACTTGAACAGGTTATTATCATACTAGTTTGTATGGGAGGTTGCTCCTATACTAGTTACAAGGCTGGATTTAAACAAGGCGGTATGATTCATGGTGCGGTCTATATGGCTGTAGTGGAAGA